CGCAGCACCTTGAGCGCCTGTGCTACCCGCTGCATTTGCGGCACCTGCGGCACCTTGAGCGCCTGCTGCACCTGCGGCACCTTGAGCGCCTGTGCTACCCGCTGCACCTGCGGCACCTTGAGCGCCTGTACTACCCGCTGCACCTGCGGCACCTTGAGCGCCCGCGACACCCTGAGCGCCTGTTGCGCCTGCGTTACCATCACTACCAGATGAACCCGCGGCTCCTTGAGCTCCCGCACTACCAGCGCTCCCCTGTACGCCTTGATTCCCTTTTTCTCCTGCTAATGTGAAACTTAAAATTACATTATCTGAATTAGAGAAAGCTCCATTATGATCAACGTATTCAATACTGAGTACTTTAGCTGTTTCTAGAGTTGCCCCCAAAACATTACTGGTAACATCTACTTTACTAGAAAGCCCGCTATCCGTGAATAATTCAAACGTATTAGAAGTTATGTTTCCAACGTAATAAGTCGCCCCAATGGTTGGTCCCACGCCAAAACTCATCGCACTTAGTATTACCGCCTCTCCATTTAAGAGGCCATGACTCGTCTTTGTCCAAGTATCGCTTGTCGCTGCTGTAACACTCGTTAGCTCACCATCGGTAGTAGCTCCTGTTATTTTGAATACAGCATATTTATTTGAATCATCTGCCTTAAATATCCTTATTATCCCTCTGGTCGGGTTAGTTGAGTTATCGTCCAAAGAATCTAACCAAGCCGTTATATTGTTAGAATAAAAATTTAGATTATCTACAAGGATCTCACCTTGATTAAAAAGCTGCCAAGCACCAGTCCCCGGAAGGTTTCCCATGTTAGCGATCACAATATTCGCGCTTGCAACATTGCTAGTGACATTTAATACCGTTGACAATGAGGAGTCCGTATACAAAACGAAAGTATTGCTAGTAACGCTTCCTACCCAATAAGGGGTTTCTAGCTCTGGACCAGCTCCGATAGGCATTGAAGTAATTTTCACGACGTTTCCATTGCTGAGGTTATGAGCTGACACTGTCCAAGTATTGTTAGTCGAACCGCTCACATTAGCTGGATTAAGAGAGCTGTTTGCTTTAGATACGTGAACGAAACCTTGGTATTTTACCACATCGTATTCCCAGTAATAATCGTTAGAAGTCGACCCATAATCCCCTTTAAAAGAAAAACCGTATCCTAATTGACCGTTACCGAGATCAGAAAGAAGGATAGAGCTATTAAATTTAAATTCTTGACTATCGCCCCCCGCGAAGCCCTGAAAGCCCTGCTTTCCTTGAAAGCCCTGATGCCCCTGAAAACCTTGAGCGCCTTGAGTGCCTTGCCCCTGAAAACCTTGAGCGCCAAGGTAACCTTGATTACCTTGGGAACCTTGATTACCTTGTGCACCTACAACACCGCTACTTGAGCCTGCGGAGCTTTGTGAAACTACGTTACCATCTTGATCAGTAACAGTAGCTTGTGACCCAGAACTAGAGGGATCATTAAGATTATCGCCGTCTATGAGATCTGTTACTACTACAGGCATTTTACGCGGTTACTTCAGGGTTAATTAAAATTTTGCCTGTTAATATTTTGTCTACGACGGTAGCGTCATTTAACAGGTATTTTTCGATATCATACACTCCTTGAGTAACCGGCAAAGTAGCGGTTAAGGCTGGGGAAATGTCTATGTCGATCTGCCCAGCAGTAGCGTCATGAACCGTGGGACTTAAATCAAGTAAAGCTGTGACGTCAGAATATTTGTTTTTTAAATACCCCCGCACACCATATCCAGTCAGATTATCTGCTGAACCGTCGGATTTCCTGATTTCTATTCTAATTGAAAAAGTATCACCTTGTGTAATTGATAAATCTACTAACTCAGCACTCATGCTAAGTATTACAGTAAATTAACTACACTTGTGACAATAAAAGATCTTTTTTTACTTACCCTCTGATAAGATTTTTCTCGAGCCCTTTGAAAGGGGGGAAGGCTTACGGAGTGAAGTAGCTGGCTTCTTGAACCCTGATACGTATTTCCTGAATTCTGCCAATAATTTTTTAGTCAATAAACCCCGATCATCAATGGGAATAAACCCCATTTTACCTGCGTGAGCCTGTAAATCAGATTTATTCATTTCATCAAGCTTTCCCCGATATGTCTCTTCTTCCAGTGTGCCATATCTAGTATTTCCGGTATCTCCCCATACTTGATCTAAAGTCGTAGGTTCATACTTCTCTTCTTTTGCGTGCGTTTGCATCATTTTCTTAGGTTTTTTTGATGCTTCAGCCGTTTTCTTACTGGACTTCTTACTGGATTTCTTTTTTCTTGGCATATCAATATACTAGATTAAGTGTCGGTAAATAACAAGAAAAATTAATAAAAAAACCCCGCTGGGCGAACCCAGCGAGGTATGTGATTTGAGTTGTGCTATAATGTGATATTAAACAACCAGACCCATGATAGCGCGAGCATCGATGCAGATACGTCCCTCTTCGAGGAATCCGTAAAAGCCTGTCTTCTCTACTCTACTACCATATGCATTGAATTGCTCATCTGGTAACGCAGTGAAAGTTCCGTTTCCGCTACCGTAGTCGTGACCACGGGAAACAGGACGGATGAATGCACCACGGGAGTTATCAACTCCGACAACAATCTGGTGAGTATCGGCATCCCAAGCTTGGTTGCCGGCTGTGCCACCATCAGCGTCCGTTTGGATCGCTTCCAAGTTATCAGTTCCGCCGGTGAACGCCAGATCATTAAACAGGGTGTTGTATTTTCTTCCTTTACCAAACTCAACCAACTCTACGATGTTAACACCGTAAATGGATGCCATACCAGCGTTACGATAAATCTCGGAACGGATATCATCCGGAAGGGCTTGGTTAGGAGTACCAGTGTACATTGCGTTGTAAGCAAATCCACGAATCATTCCCTTAATCTCAGGACTTACGTATAGATCCGTAATACCATTCGAGTATGGGGCAACAGGTGTCATCCCAGAGAACGACTCGTTGAGTCTTTTCGAGTGAGTCATGAGGTTATTCAAGTCAGCCAGACCGAAGTCGCCGGCTGCGGCTGCGCGAATAACGTGTTTCATTGCTTCCGATCCGCCAGCTGTAGTAGCATGCGTAACGGTTGTCTCAGCGTCAGCAAGAGCCTTTAGAATAACGGCCCAAGCATTTCTTTCTTGCTTAATCAGAACTTCATTGGCCATTCTTTCGAGGGCTTTGCTCACTACATCAAGTCTTGCTCTACGAGCATAGCGCTTGTTGAAGCTAACTGCGGAATCAAGTCTGTACGTGGCAATCTTGATCTCTTGCATGCCTTCTACTTGCGAGGTGGGTAAACCACCAGCCATGTGCTGACTCCAAACTTGAACGTGTCCTTCATGTTCTCCGTGATAAAGATCAAGCGGATAACTTGGTGAATCGTCTTCGTCGAAAGCAGAGTCTACGTAAATGGAGCTTGCTGTTCCTGCGGTCAAGAGAACTTTTTCAATTACCGGGCCGAGAAAAGCTGCGAATGCTTCAGAAGCTTCGCGAGCGACATTTGCGTCTCTAGAACCGATAGCCTTAATAAGTTCTACCTGTTCTGGTGTTTCTTTTAATTTCAATTTCATCTTTTAAATCTCCTTATATTTCAGGGTTTAATTTTGTAAGTCCAACAGCATAAGAACAGTCTTGGTAGTGTCAACTTCAGTGACAGCTGTGCCCAAGCTAATTCCGATTTGAATGGAGCTTCCACCGCTAGTGGCGGAGATTTGACCATCTCCTACAGCATATAATGCTCCACCGACTGTGGGTGATCCAAGAGTTGCTGCGTCTTCGTTGATCAAGAAGAGTCCCTTTCTTACGATAGGTACTGCTTGTCCATCAATACAAGCCTCTAACTCAGCTGCTTTTCTCGGGTTGAATTTCAGTTGTTCTCCGTTCTCGTCGACAGAAGCGACGTGATGGAGCATCATGCCAACGGGTCTTTCAGTATCCGCAGATGGAAAGAGTTTGGCTGCTACGCCGTAGCGTTGTGTTGTTACGTTTTTGAGGCCCGCGCTGGCTGATCCAGCATCTTCAAGCATCACTAAGTTTTGACCAGTGGTCCAGCCAGTGTGGATTTTCACCATCGTTCCGGCGGGAACTCTTTTAGCCCATGTACTTAGATCGTTTGCGGCTGCTAGCCCCGTGGTATGTAAGGAGAATAAGTTAATTACATCCTTCTCATCGTAATCTCTAAATGGTTTCAGTTGTGCCATAATGTTTTATTCCTTTATAGTTAGTTAAATTTTACTTAAGTTCGAATTGATCAAGAGTAAAAGCTTTTTGATATCTCTCGGTAAGAGTTCCTTCTTCTGCAGTGGTAGAGTTCGGAATATCTTCCGAGTCTTCTTCCTGAGCCTCCTCTACGGCATCTTCGATGACCGTAGTATTGTCAGTCTCTTCAACAGAAGCTTTCACCTCTTCTTTCTGAGTTTTCTCAGCTTCTTCAGCTTTCAATTTTGCTAACTCTTCATCCTTCTTCGCAAGAACTTCGCGATTCTTCTCTTTCAAGAGAACCGTAAGTTTTTTCGAATAAGATTCGAAGTCTTCGCTGTTCATGTCTTTAATATCCGAAGCGATGACTTCCCGATCTTCATCGGTTAAAACATACTCTTCGTCTAAGGCTGACATCCGTTCATTAAATCTTTGATGAGCTTCCTGTTCCTGTTTTTGTTTCTCAAGTTCAGCTAAAGACTTTTCTACAGACGTAAGTTTCTCTTTGAGAGCTTCTTGCTCGTTACTGAGGTTCTCATTCTGTTCAATGGAGTCCTTAAGCTGTTTTTCAACAGCCGCCTTGTCTTCCGAAAAGTTTTCAGAAGCTTTCTTGAGTTCGTCTTCTATGAAGTCGGTAACAACAGAAGCAGACATCTCTTGTAAAGATTCGTCTGTAATATCTTTGATTGACTTGATTTTCATGACATTCTCCTTTAAAATTACATTTTTAATGGGTTTTCGTGAAATATTATTTGAAGCAGAATTGGTTTTCACCAATTTATCTTCTTCAATTTTGTGTTTTTTAGTTATTTCTGTAGATACTCCTTGGACGTCTGCCGCAGGGGTTTCCGTGAGGCCTATGCCGAGGGGCACTACATTTCCAATGACCTGCCTGTATGCCTTTGTCTCCTCATCAACATACTCTTTGCCACCGAAAGCTCTTAAATGGTCTTGAAGTTCTTCTATTTTTTCTCTTTCTGTTATTACTTCACCATTTTCTATATTTTTCTCATCATTTTTGAGCAATATAATATTAAAATCTGAAAACCCTAATTCCCAGCTTGCTGATACTTTTAGGTAATTTTCGCTAGTAGGATCGCTTGAATCCTCTATAAATCTTGCGATTTCATCATTAACTATCTTCCATACAACACCTCCCAGAGTAACGTTAAATGGACCATTGGTGTCTTTAACTTGTTCAAGTGTCAGGGGTTTATCTGTTCCGAACTCACTAAAACCAGCGGTAAGAATTGTTCCAATAACTCGGTCTCTATCGTGTTCTATGTTGATGGGCTTGTTTAAGAAATTTTCGTGAATAGCGATAGCGGTTTTTGTATCTATCACATCGCCATTTTTATTTACCCTGTTGGCTACAAACGCGTTGAAGGCCACAGGTAAAAGATCAACATTTTCTTCTACGTCAACGTTTGGCAGAAAGTCTCCTATGTTAATCAAGCTTGCCAAGGATAAGTACTTATCTCTATCTTCTGAAACCGCAGCTTTTACTTCCGAACTAAAAGTAGTTTTATATTCAAATTCTTTCATATTACACCTTAGTATATGCAAACCCCGCTAGAGCAGTTTCCTTTTGTTAATTGGTCAGGAGTTTTATCTAGAATATCCCCTTTTTTCCAGTTTTTTCCAGCGTTAGTACATTGATAAGCAACAGTCGTTCCTTTGTCGCCGGGAATGTCATTAAGTTTTTTTACGACCCCCTCGCTTTCGAAATGAGTACATTTAGGGTTAATATTTTTAACATTGTCTCCTACTTTGATGTCCCCGTCGTATCCGCCTTGAACTTTATGGTAAAGCTCAGAATAATCTCCTTTAACTTTTTCTTTACATGTCTCGCATTCGCTTGCTTTCGTGTCGTAATTACTTTCGTCCCAGTGAAGCGGGTGATCTACTTCTCTAAGCTCCACAGCAAGATGAGGTAGATCTTCAATTGATCTAGTAGACTTATGCAAGTCGTGTTCTTTCGGCTGAATTGGCTGACCGAGATGGAAATCTGGTTTTGCGTCAGCATCCCATTGAGGGTCCGCAGCGACGACTTCTGCATCTTTAAGTTCTGGCAAAACTGTGGTCAGTCTTTTGATGCAATCAAAATTTCTGAATTCGTTTTTACCTTCATTTCCCCAATCATATCCAAGATGATTTAAGTATGCTTTTACAGACTCTTCGCTAGAAAAAGTCATTCTAACGATTTTGCCTTCTTCCGTTTTTTCAAAGAGAGAATATCCCTCTTGGGACGGAAATGGCTTGTGAAGAACATCGCGTTCTTTCATTTGTATAATGTTTTGTGTGAAATCAATGTCCATGATATTATTCCCATTCAAGTTGAATTGGTTTGTAAGTCTCTAAGTATAATTCATCTAAACTTTTAAAATCCAAGTTTAAATCAAATTTTTCGATATCAGCTTTAGCTTCTTTTACGTCGTCTTCCTCTGGTCTCCATGATGCAGAAATATCTATGGGAGAACTCTCTTTAGCGCTCTCTGCGCTTTCAAGCTCTAAGCTTGTAGCTTTTTCTGCGGGGTCAGAATTGGAAGGGGTTGTCGTTGCCTTATTTTGCTCCCTCATTCTTAGGAACATATTAACTCTAGCAAGGCCATGTAGATTCAGGTCCTCTTCAGCGGAAGAAACTCCCCTGAAATATACGTCTCTCAACTGCTGAATCTTGAGGCTTGATTTGGTTCTTTTATTGAAGCTTTTCTTTTTGTCTTCTAGGCAAGAAATCAGATTAGCGGAGAAGGAAATTCTCTGCTCTTCAAGTTTTTTTTCGCTCTTCTCAGACGAATTCTCCTTTTGTATTTCTTGCTCCTTATTTTTCATTACAAAATAGCTCAATTTAGGCAGTTCTATACACTAAGAACTACACTAAAAATCCCACGCTTGGGATTCTCAAATCAATATTTAGTTAATTTTATTTAACTATAAGGTATATTTCTTTTAAAACGGTATTCTCTCCAAAAAAAGATAAAATATTTCTATCCACAGGGAAGCACATCCAGTGGTAGGTGAGGGAGTTCTTTTTCTTGATTAGGATGATGGCTACATCAGTCTCTGCATCGAGCTCTGAATAATTTTTAATTTTTTTAACCGAATACCCTCGCGCCTTTAATTCATCGATTACCTCCTCTGGAAAAGTTATCCTCCTTGCGTCATTGGCGAATATCGCTAAAACATCTCTGATACAAGTATTAAATTTATGATTACTCTGAATAGCATGACTTATGTCTTTTAGATCTACATGAACGTTTAGTTTTCTGAAGGCTTTTTGTATAGCCTCTGGTCCGCAGCTAAATATATGAAGGGGATCTTTTCCTTCTTGCCTCATCTCTGAGAAGTAATGAGGCTCTCTACTCTGCTTTAATAACCCGCAACCGAGCATCATAAAACAAAGTAAAAAAATAAAAAGGCGCATACTGTGAAGTATTACACCTTTTTTAATTAATTAATGTTTTTGTCTGTTATTTTTTTGACGTCAATTTGATGAAAGAGATCTTATCTTGTCCGTGGGTCTGCCCAAGCCACCTATAACACTGAATATATTTAATATGGGTTTATCCCCACTGTAGACACCACCATGGACAACGCTATTTCTACCTAAGATTCGATTTAATTGATCTAAGGCTTGATCAATGTGTCCTTGAGGAAGATTATCTAATATCTCCGTGCTCCCTATCATTACCACTCCAGCGGTATTCCCAGTACTTATATCAACACCTCCAGACAGTAAGTTACTCTTAAGGTTCTCTCTTACGGTACGTGAAATTTGCACAGGGTCATTCCAGTTCTTAACTGGAGAAGCTCCAAATAAAATCATCCCAGAATTTAATATTCCTTTGTAATCGTTTTTATCGAAGGAGGTATAACTACTGTCTTTTGCTGAGGTTAAATTAAATAGATGGAATAAACCGGCTAAGCTACTGTTTGCTGCGCCCCAGAATTTAGAGACAGCTATATTAGGATAAAGTTGCGCAACCTTATCGTTATCCAGTAAGATCAATGGAGACACCTTACCGGTCTCCACCAAGGAAAATACGTTATTTAAAACATTGGACGCATTCTTATTAACCTTCATTCCTTCTGATTTCTTTGGCAATGTTAAGATTACCCCGACTTGTTTCTCCTCGGTTCTCACCAGCTCTTGAACTTCTTCAGCTAAGTTGACTAATGACGTTACCATGCCTGATCCCGTGCCTCCCCCAGCCCCAGCGCAAATAAAAATCCTATCAAAAGATTCACCGAAAGAGTATCTCATGAAATCGATAACATCTTCCCTGTTTTCCCGAAGAACGTTTTCAGCTACGGCGGGGTCTTTTCCCGCTCCGCCACCCTCGCCTACGCATAATTTGTTTTCTAAAGATAGAGTATTTAAATCTGATTTAGCTGTATTAATCGCAGCAACCCTATTGTACCCAAGCTTGTTAAATGTTTCAGCTAATCTAGATCCCCCTTGTCCAGCTCCCAAGAAACAAAACTTAAAAGAGACATCTACATCATCCTTTATATTGCGAGCTTCATAATCAGAACCTGAATTGGATTCTTCTAGATCTGGGACGAGTAGGTCATCAGGAAGCGATAAGTCTGAGTCTCCGTAAAGGGACTTTATTTGATCATTTTCTTCGTTTTTGTCTTCTGAATTGTTCATTTTTATTCTCCGTTCTCCTCTTCCGATTTACTATGATAAAGTATCCCCGCCATAAACATGTTGACCTGATGTTCGATAGCTATGTCGGTAATTTCTTTTACCATGTCATGATTTTTATCGACAGGCTTCTTGCAGTAATCCTCTATCGAATTTTTCCAGTTTTCTGTTGGTTCGTTAGTTATAATTACACTAGTAATGCTTTCTGCGACGGCCTTCTGCTTTTTATTTAATCTTTTTACTTTATGAATTTTCCTTAGATTGACCTCAACTTCTTTCTCTAAAGTTTGAGAAAGTAAAATATTTTCTTTAACCCTACTGAAGCTAAAGAATGATTTCGATTCAACGTTACTCTCTTTAGGGGAGTCAGTTTCTTGAGGTCTTCCCGTTGGTTGTTTGATCTTAGATTGCTTGTTCTTATTCGATGGGTTGGGTGAAGAAGGTGACGAACTTTTTTTGTCTACTAACTTCAGTTCGTGGCTCCTTTGTTTGGCTGTGTCAGTTGGGTCTACTCCACCCATCATTGGTATATATAAACCTTTATTCTTGTTAGATTTATATTGCATTTGTGATTCGACAGACTCTTCTGGAGTGGGTAACCTACCCGTCTCAATAGCTTTAATTCCTTCTTCTGGGGTTAGGACACCTATTTCTACTAATCTACTATAAACCTTAGCGAAGTTCGTGCTTTCCCTCAGACTTATCTCATCAAAGAAAGGGGTTGGATAGTTTTTTAAACCCACATCTTGCGCTACCCTTTTTATTTCTGGGATCAAAAAATCGTTGAGAAAAGTTTCTCTCGCCTGCTTAAGTCTTGCTAAGAAAATTTCCACTTTCATTGAAAAGCTGCTAGCTTTATCACCCGTAGCGGTAGACGTTCCTCCCCCCGCACCGGTAATCATACTGTTCAATCCCGCTTGAATATCTGAGTTTACAATTTCATATTTCTTAGGGTCGAGAAGGTCTCCTATTTGAGGGATTACAAATTGAGCCTTAGTAGTATAGTCTGCTATTAAGACTCTCCCCACAGATTGATTCTCGAAAAGCTTTTGTAATTCAACCAAGTTCTTTTGATTTACTCCCCCTTTATCTGGATCAGTTCCTGTCGTAACTAACAATACTGCTTGCTGCATAGTTCTAGCGATAGCCATATCCATGCGCTTTAATTCTGTTTTGTGATTTATATCTTCGAGTACTGGATACCCCATGGGAACCGCAAAGGGTTCATAGTCCATTTTCTTATAGAAGATTGCTGAAATTTTTTCAGACTCTAGGGGAATTTTTATAGAATTCAATACCTGCCCAGAGTTTAATAATTTTTTAACATCTTCAGGTAACGACTCTCTTATCTTTTTGTCTTCATCTGTTTTAGCTACTCTAACTCTCTCTAGCTCATAGTCAGTAAGTACTTTGTGGTATTTTTTAACGTCAGTAGAGAAACTCAGGGAGCCTGATAATTGAATGTCCGCTGGGTTCAGAACCACGTATCTATATGGAATTTTAATTTTTTTACTTCCGAAAGTCTGTGAGAGCTTCCTAACGTCTTCCTTCTTGATCGCCGCATCGAGCCTATATAAAAATACATTACCTGACCTAAAGTATTCCCTGAAGAATCTATCTTGCAAATCAACTATATTTACCTTCTTTAACAATGCTTCGAAGAACGTCTTAGATTTCTTGCTGCCGCCCTGAAAGTAAATGCTTGCACAAGAAAATTCTGTCATCAGGTCTATAGCGTTTCTGAAAACAGAAAAATTGTAATAAGCTTTTTGACATAACACAACGGCATCCCTCACCGACATTGCGCCTTTGTTGTCTACAGTTCTAAAAGGGACTAAACCTTTGTCTATATTGCTGTATTTATCGGTCCTCTCTATTGTGCTAGAAACGTTTCTTCGATAAGAAGTCCTATCTGAAGCGTTACTTTCTTGGCGTGTTTCGGAGGCTTCAGAGATCATAATCGGCACTATATCTTCAGACTCTTTCTTCTTGGGTCTTCCCACTTTTTTTGTTTGTTTTTTCGGAACGCTCATTTTGGTCTTTTTTAGAGTTTTTTTTTAAATAAAATCTTATTTTACATTACACCATTCTAGGAACAAAGGTCGCAGAAGGTGTTTCCATCTTATAGTTTTTCATATCAAAGTAACATTTTACACCCCAATTAGCCAAAAGTAAACCAGTATAATTATCTTTTCTCGCTCTGTTTGCGCTGGTATTCCGCTTTAAATGCTGTGGGAGGTCGAATGTCTGGGTTCCTCTAGAAGTCGTTTTTACCTCTACGAGAGCGCATTGTTTCTTTACCTGATATACTAAATTATCTTGGGTTTCGATAAAATCCCCCAAATTTTCTTCACGTACGTCTTTTAAGTTAACCTTAGTCATGCTTTGTTTATCGAATTCTGAGCCATTTGCTGTAGTTCTTGATGCGAACCATATTTTTTTGTAATCTATATTTGCTTGAAGTAGCTCGTTAGCCTTTCTTATCCAATCGCTTGAGAACACTTGATTAAAGACTATTTGTTTATTTTCTTTATTATAAGATGATTTCAGGTTTCTTACTTCTTTCAGGTAATCTACCCCCTCTTTGTTAGAGTCAAACTCGATAGGCTTTAAGTTTATTTTATTATCTAAAAATAGTTTAGAGTGATTTGCTGCTTCTAAGAACATGTCTGCGCCAGCATTATCAATACATATTAATTCTGGATCGAAGTTCTCCAGTACGTACTTTAGATATCTGACATGATTATTCAGACTTCCTAGTCCCGCGTAATTGTGGACTAATGTTGAGGTTTCTTTTTCTTCATCTATTTCCATGACTGTGATCGCAAAATAATCCGCGCTTGGACTATCACTCATGTTCGGGTCAATACCTACGATATATTTCCCGCTCGATTTACCTTTTATAAGTGTGGTTGGTTCTTCCCCATCTGGAACAGTGCATTGGTGCATTTTGATTGCGCTGAAATAGCTATCGCTTCCGTCCGTGAACTGAGCGCAATACTCCCTTTGGAATGAGGCATTCGAATACCCTCCGTCTTGAGCTGCTTCGATTATAGTGTGGTCAATCATATGCTCAGGTAACGCTTCGTATCCTAATTGGGATATGAAATAAGAGGAGTCGCTTTGTTCTTCAGAGTAAACATGATTAACCCAGTCTTTGTAGGTCTTATACAGATTCTCAAACGTGTAGCTTGCTGAAGATAACTCTATCATCTTGCTATCGTTTTCAAAAACCATTCTTTCATCTTCTTTCATGTCTCCAGCTTTGATAAGCTTGTCTTCCATCTCTCTGATTTCTATACGCTCTTTCATGTTCTGTGGAGCTACTAAGAATGGCATAAGTACTGTGTTGATTAAATCTTCAGGAAGAAGTAGGTACTCGTCCAGCAGCAATACGTTAGCGCGGAAACCACGAATTTTTTCTCCGTTAAGCGGAATGGCCGTGATTGTCCCCCCGTTAATTTGCCATTGAAACTGATCATTTCTCTTCGATTTCGCCCCGAAACATTGCATTAAAAGCTCTGCCCCCTCAGACTCAACCAGCTTTTCCAAGTTTTCGAAAATAAATCTAGCCGTCCTAAAAGTGGGACCGGCTACTAATATTTTTGTGCCGGGATTAAATATGCACTGAAGGAAACAAAACACTGAAGCAATGAACGTTTTACCGCAACCACGACCCCAAACACACATTGAGAAGTTTCTATTCATCATTCCTTTGAGGGTAATTTCCTGAAACGGAGCTAACTTGATCCCAGAAATTAATTCAGTAGTAAGACCTAAATTAGCGTTCAAGAATTTGGCTAATGTAAGCTTGGCTTCGTTGTCAGAAAGGTGTCCCTTCATCTTTAGCAGCTGGTCATTAACGCTTTCTTCGTCTTTATTTTTATATTTATCTGGACAGTACCACATTTTATTATTATTAATTAATTAATTTCCCTTTATACTTGGGGTTAGAAACAAAAGGTATTCCTCTGAAGAGAAGCATGTGATCCACATGATCCATTTCGGAATATTTTTCGTTTTCATTTTCTATGCAAAATCGATATTGATCTCCAAACATTTTCCACCTCATTCTGTATAGAGTCGTATTGGGAATTGGTTTAGGATTTAATTCTATATCGCAACTCTGATTAATGTAAGAAATGTATCCAAACGCGAATCCTGAGTTGACCTTGTTAACGCATGGATGGCTATCGTCAAGCGGGAAATACTCAAAACTAACATCTGTAACATGTAAGTCTCCGCATAGACATGATATATTTTGAGATGTCGGATCGTTCACTTGGACCCATTTATCTACTGGATATTTACCTAAGTCTTCAGTGCAGGGCTCATATGTAACATAGTATTTCTTCATTGTCGTTTATAAGATTTTTATATCATAGGCCAGTTGTAAGTCTATACTCTTGTAAAGGCAGCCACTAAAAAATATTTTTTTGACTACTCTTTTAGATTCTTTTCTTCCCTTAACAAATAAGAATTGTATATGGGGATATTTTTGAATCAAATGTCTCACATTATGAAAAATGTACTCAGGAGTAACTTTTATTTTTTTTGATACATAAGGCAGGTACTTAAAGTTCATCGCATGACTCAATGTATCTTCCACCAGTATAATTAAATTCGCTTCCATCTCCTTTGCTCTAATAATTTCCTTTTCAAACCTTTCGAAATTTCTGACGCTTAGTGTCGATATGAAATCAGCTAAAGACTTTCTTTCTATATAGCAATTACATGTCAGCTTTGGTTCGCTAAAAGTATAGTCCCCCACGGGTAAGGTGGTGGACCTAGTTGTATAATCATCAAACTTTAAAGGTAGCTGCTCCCTCGTATCTACATGAATAGAATACTGAGGCTTTTCGTACTCCTTGCCTTCTGTTATTTCAACAGGGAATTGGTATTTGTTTTTAAAACCTATATCTTCACAGAAGGGGTAATAATTTTTGAATGTATCGTGAAGATACTGGATCGGGGGAGACAGTATAGTCCTTAGTTCCACTTGGGAAGGAGTATAAACTAAACCTTTCTTTTCCTTCCTTTCTAGCAAAAGGCCTTTACAGTAATTTTTGGACTCTTCCGCGTCTTTCTCTTTTAACCAAAGTCGTAAATTGGTCCTACTATTAAAGTCTGTAGATAAGTATTGCTCTTTTGTTTTGTATTTAATAATTTTTCCATCGTAAAGATCGTATCTCGGGAAATACTTTTGGTAATACTCTACTACTCTTAGTTTATGCACTTTGATATGAGCGTGCAGTTGCCTTTCCGTTTGAAAGGCTTTCTCGCAACTTTTGCAAATTACCCCGTTTTCTTCCTTCTCGCTCATATGTCATTTTCGTCTATCCCTAGGATTCTCGCTTTTATTTCATCCATGGAAGACAAATTCTCCGCCTCTTCTTTAACGCTTTTCCTTCTCATTTCGGAGAGTTTAATCAATTTTGTTCTACTCTCTTCTTCTTTCCAAACTTTAACTAAGTTCAATATGCTTGCGTTTTCTTGAATTTGTTTTTTGAGGCGATCACTTCTTTTCTCCTTTAGATCGTTTAATAGTTTTTGTTGTCGATTGACAGATTGATTATATTCCGTTTCGGTTTTTCCTATTGCCTCAACAAGGGACATAGACGCTCTTCCGTCTGAGTCTTCTACTATACCGTCTAACAACTGGGTTAGATGCTCTTTTCTGCGCTGTATGCTTGCTGCAATGACCACTTCCGAAGACAGCACTATATATTGATCTACCTCCTCCTGTGTTAAGTCCGGCTTGTCGTTCGTATATCTCACGAAGCTTGACTCAAATAATTCTCTATCTGTTAGCGTAACATAAGTGTTAATTTGATAACAAAATCTATAAGTATTTATATAATTAATTAAAGACTCTATTTGTTTTTTAATCTTTGTTGTAATTTTATTTTTGTTTATAGAATTATTCGTATACTTATTTACCCTAAACAAAGTCTTATCAAAGGTTTTCGGGGGCTTATAATCTTCCGCCGGAACCTCGTCCGGCTGTTCGAAAACAGGGGAGCCCTCCAAGCTTTTTATGTAATCGCTGACAGTGCGAGCTTCCTGATTCAAGTTCGTTAGATTTGGGTCTTCAAATAAGATCCTCGCTATCTCTACAGAACTCATGAATTCAACGTTATTCTTTATAAAAGTTTCCCCCTCCTCAGTGAGTCCAATTTTTTTCTTAGCCTTGTACTCGTGCGCTCCACGAGCTTTTATGTCTCTAGACGCTAAGAACGCTTTTACGGCTTTGCCTTCTTTAGTCCTTCCGTCAAGCTCCTGACCGGGAAAAGCTAACCTTATAAGCTCTAATAAAGCTGGTGGAGAATCCGGTCTGGAGTTCCACTCATTTAAAAGAATCTCTTCTTGTTCTGCTGTTAGTTTAAAATCACTCATTTTCTTTCTTAGATTCGGCCTCGGCTTGCTTTTGTAGAAACTTAATAAACGGATTCCAATAAGCATCTCCATAGTTTACGAATAGCTCTTCGCCGGGTTTTATGTCCTTAATAGCATTTAAGTAAATTAAAACTTCTGTAGGGTGTGACCAGTATTCGAGATTAAATCCAGCTTTAATATCTAGCTCTTTGTTGGCTTTTAACCCTTCAACTGATTTTAGGTTTTCTTCTCTTTGTTTTCTTTCTTCAGCGTACTCTGGCTTCATTCGTCCTTGCCAGCCAAGGGCGTCGTTCACAAAGCCTCCAAGACCTATAGTTTCCGCAGTTAGCGAGGGCTGAGCGTCTATGAGCTTTTTCTGTTTTCTATCTGGAGATGCCCAGCCTATGGAGTACAGTGCGGCGGGTTTGTCGAAACCAAGTTGCAGGGTGTAGCTATATTTTTCCCCTAATTTTTTTTCACTTTCAAGCTTTGGACTAAGACCGTCTTCTCGTTTCTCTTCTTCTATGTCGAAAATCTCCCCCTTGTATTCGCAAACGGGGGTTCCACTCATGATTTCTGTGCCCGCAAAAAGGCCTACTCCTGCCCCCGGAATCTTAGAAACCCCAAGGTATAGTTTTCGTGCTAAGTTATCTATAATTTTCATAATAATTCAATCTCTCCTTTTTCAATACATTCTTTTGCTTTTTTGATTATACTTTTTTTTAGGTTTTTAATCTGCTTGTAACCGGGCTTTCTGTTTTTTTCGTTTGATTTCAAGCCCAGCTTTTTTGCCACTTCGTCTTCCTCTAAGTGTTCTATATAAAGACCTTTGTAAACTATCCATTCGTTAGGTTTTAGAATCGTGTTCATTTTGGTATGTAGCGTTTTAATATGCCCCTCAGTGTCTCCTGTATTATCGAATTCTATTGAATTTGTTTCGAAGGAATGGTCTTCTAGGGATAGCGGAATTTTAATGCTGTAAGCCATTTTTTTAGTCCTTTCCCATTTCGCGTACAATGGACAACCGGCGCATTGTTCTTTATATATCTTACATGAAGCCTCCCCTTCTGCCGCCTCGCACTTTAGGCATGGTCTAGCGAAATTACCGTAGTAGTTCCTTATTAAGTTCTTTATTTGATTGGATATTATTCTATTCAACCAAGGGCCCAAAGGTTTTTCTGGATCATATAAATGCCATTTTTCATAGATATGAGTCCTTACGATTTGAGCAACGTCATCGTAGTCTATCCAATTTAAAGATGTTAAGCACCACTTCTTTCTCCTCTTCCTTATTTCTTGATTAATGAAGTCATAGCTTTCTTCAAATGTTGGTTTCTTTTTTCGGGTAACTTTTTTCATCCCTTAAGTTAAAATTAAGTTTCATTAGTCGAACCTTTCTTCCTTAAGGATCCCGCCTCTTTTTCAAGCTCTTTTAGAGATTCTCCTTTGAGGCTTTTAGGAGTTGGATATTGTATGGGGTTTGTGTTTTCTTCCACTTGTTGAAGAGCTAAATCCCCGATGGTTTCGGTTGATGCACTTTCCGTTTGAATGTCAACCTCTAGTTCTTGGATGTTGGGCACGCTTGTAGCGTCACTTTCCTCCTCCTCTTGATGAGGTTCTTCGTGCTGCGAGTCCCGACCTACATTAGAGCCAAGGCTTAATGATGAACCACAATTATGACAGAACTTCGGTTTGTTACTTGCCGAATATTCGACTTTTGCTCCGCATTTTTGGCAATAGATCTTCATTATAATTTATTATAAATAAAAGAAAGAATCTTTACAAAAATAAATAAACAAAAACTTAAAAAGTGTAACAATGTTATCAGAGGTCTAGATACCCCAAGTATTCGCTAGGCGTCGGGAGCTTTATTAAGATCTCCGATTGCAGGGCTTTGGGTAGCCCGTCTGAGATAGAAAACCCTTCCGCTTCAGCCCATTCCCACTTTTTTAAGTTAACCTTGAAACAGGTTAATATGTTGTGAATCTCTTCTTCCCGAACGACCAAGCAAACCAGCTTCTTTCCGGAGGAGATGAAAATTACGTTTTCCAAATTAGACTCCATGAGAGCGATAGTTTTCCCCTTCTTATTTGCTAGAGTTTTAAGGTTGTCGAACTCCCGCTTCAGCGCTTGGTGCATTACTCCTCCTCCGCAAACTTGTGAATTTTTTTAATTAAGAACTTAACTAGCTCTGATCTCATTATGTCTTCTTCCGAAAATTCAAACGAATAAACCCCCATTTTGAGACTTTCTTCATCAGAGAATATATGAGATAGACCCTCGAAGCCTCCCTGCGCATTTTCGCTTTTTAAATCGGTTTGCATCGGGTCAGCTAATATAAAACACCTACACCCTTCACCCATTCTAGTGAGGACGGTAATTATTTCTTTCAAGGAGCTATTTTGCGCTTCATCAAGAATGATACATTTATGTTTCCAATTCATCCCTCTTGCGAAATTCACAGGAAACATTGATACTCTTTTCTGATCCTCAAGCTTTTGAGCGGTACTCTCCGCTAATAATTCGTCCAGCTTATCGAGAAAAGGTAAATTATAAAACCTCAACTTCTCATTAGCGTCACCCGGTAAATATCCCAAGCTTTTATCTGAGCTTTCTACCGCAGAGCGTAGATACATTATATCTTCTGTAACTTTCATATTCAGGAGTTGAAGCCCACAATATACAGATAATAACGTTTTAGATGTGCCGGCTGGACCATTTACGAAAACCACGTTAGTTGAAGGGTCTAGCGCTATTCTGAAGAATTCCTTTTGTTTTTCTGTCCAAGGAAATTGATTGATCCTAATTTGTCTTTTGATGGGGTTTTCGGTTTTTGAAAGTTTTTTATGAGTATCGGATGATTCAGTTAGGTTTTTAGCTAACTTTTTATCTCCACGAATCTTTACCTTCCCCTTGCTATCCTTGATGATAGGGTTGCTCTTATCTTTCATGGTTAAAGGGAATTACACTATTTTTTAAATAATTCCCTATTATTCATGAGTTCATCTATTATTGAGTAATTGCTGTCTGTGGCGTCTGAGTAGTAGCCTATCTTAATTCTGTTGTTCACAAAGAAGTCACTCTTAAAGGTGTCCCTGTACATCGCAAAGGTGACAAACTCTTTCGAGTGTTCCTTTTTGCATATTTTGATTATTTTTTTATAAAAAGAACCTTCAACGTCCTTATAAGCTATAGAGGAAAGCGCGAATTTTGTTTTAAACCCCATTAATTCACTTATTCTAAAAACGCTATACGCTGCGATATGAGAGATGTTCTCTGATGGCAGTTTGACTATCTCTTTTATAACAGGAAAAACTTCTTCGAAATTGGGTGATTCTTTATAGTTTGAACCGATTATTTTCAGTAGGTTTCTTCTCCAATTTCCGGGCGACGAAACTAAATTGCAAATTTTTTGCTTTTCTCCAAGATTACTGATTGGAACCCTAAACACTACCTTTTTCCCTGCCTTTTGTATTATCGTTTTATTTACCCAAGACTTCTTATTGTAATACGTATCGTCAGCAAAAATAACTTTATCTACTTTATTAACTACATCAAAGTAACTTTTGAACGGGAAGAGGTTCGGTTGTAAAACTGTTATTTTCATTTTGCGTCAAAGAAAAACATATGAAATAATCTTGAGTTTTCTTTTTGGTTTCCGAAATATTCAGAGGCGGCGTGAATCAACTTTGCATCCCAGATAACAAGTCTATTATAAACATTGCCAACGACATCAATAACCTCTAAGTCTGTCTTGTCATAAAAATTATTTTTAAAAATTTCAAAGAATAATTCATCTTTACTTTTGTTTAATTTTTTAGCGTCCTCGTCAGTAGGAGAATGCAGTAAGCCGTTAGACTTACTCCTGAAAAATGTCGTACCACATGAAGCCGGGGCATTTGGAGTAAGGTAAACTACCGCTGCATAAGTTTGAGTATCTACATGATACACTAACGCATCTTCGGCTGTGCAAAACTGAAATACCCCGTTTGCTCCTTGGTCTTCCCAGCTTGTAATCTTCATCCGCAAAAGGTCTTCTAAAGTCTCTTTTATTCCGTTTGGAATATATTTAGACTCAGTTCTTTGCCCCTTGTGATACTCAAGATGTGGGGCAAACCTACGAGATAGAGCAAAGTTTCTGATCTCATCTGGGTTTTCATAAAAATCGTCTACTACTATTAGCTCTGGATTTAATTTTTTTGAGATTTTAAAATCGACTTCCCCTTCTTCCTCTGTTAACGCCCAAGCTTCTTGGCCTTCTATGTTGATGGCTTTTACCCACTCTTCTTCTTTTAATACCTCTAAACATAGCTCCTTTGGATCTTTAAATTTTTTAGGTATAGATATAGAAAACCCTGATTTTAAAAAGCTCTTATTTTCATAATATTTTTCTACGTCTTCTCGATCTTTCCCGTATACCGCTGAAAAAGATTCGCCCCCTTTTGTTAGTCTTATATTATTTATTTTATTAGAACCAGAAGCGCACCATCCGGTAAGGCTAAGTTCACCGTTTCCATCGTCTATAGAATCTATATTAAGCTTAACGTCTTCTATTAGTGTTTCATGCATAATATTTTACAGTTTTTTTGAGTCCTTGATTCAGGCTTACTTTGTGTTTCCATTTTAACTTCTTTCTTATTTTTGTGCTGTCTATAGCGTATCTGAAATCGTGACCGGGACGGTCTTTTACAAACGAAATATACTCATTAGGATCCTTTCCTAATATTTTACAGAGCTCCGTGATTAATTCTAAATTAGTTTTTTCACAATCGGAACCCACTAAATAGGTCTCTCCGATTTTACCCTTAGTAAGTACCTTCCATACCCCAGAACAATGATCGTCAACGTATATCCAATCTCTGACCTGATCCCCTTTACCGTATACAGGAATAGGTTCATCATTCATTAGGGAATTAATGACCACGGGTATAAATTTTTCTTCATGTTGATTTGGGCCGTAGTTATTACAGCAGTTAGATATGGTCGCCTTTACCCCATGAGTATTAACATAAGCCTTCACTAGAAAATCTGATGCGGCTTTTGTCGCTGAGTAAGGGTTTCTTGGGTCGTAGGGGGTATCTTCAGAAAACCTCTCTCCATCTTTTGCGACACCGTAGACTTCGTCAGTGGAAACATGATGAAATCTTGCTTTAAATTTCTTCGTAGCCTCTAGTAAAGCGTGGGTACCGACAATATTAGAATCAACAAATTCCTTAGATCCTTTGATAGAATTGTCGACGTGAGACTCGGCGGCAAAATGAACCACATGAGTAATGTCATGTTTATAAAAGGTGTCATAGGTCTTTTGATAATCTGATAAATCATATTTTTCTAAAAGGTACTTGGGGTGTTTGTTAAAGCTTTTCGTGTTGTCTAAAGACCCCGCGTAGGACAAACAGTCAACATTAACAAGTTTATAGATTTGTTTTTTGTTTATAACGTGCTTTATAAAATTAGAGCCGATAAACCCGCATCCTCCTGTTACTAATAGGTTCATTATATATTATACTTGTTGATTACGTTTCCACCTAAGAAGATTTAAATAGTATTTCTTATTCCAAACACCTACTCCTTCGGGGGATCTATTGCTTTTCATGAAAAGTGTTTCGTATATGTGGGGTTTTTCACCCGAATAGCCGTGGGCCCATATATCATTCCAAGGTTCCCATTTACCTTTATTAAGGGCTTCCTTTGCGCTACCGATCTTTCTGAAGTCTATACCGTAAGAGCAATCTAAGAGGGATGCTATATTATAGCCGGCTTTTATAATTGCCGAAGATAAGCCTATCTCTTTTTTTGTTACGATCTCTTTATATTCAGTCACAAGATTTCTGTAGTCGAATATCCCAGCATCTATCGCTATTTTTAACCCTACTCGATCCATAGCGAAGCAATATGATTGTACGTGGGGTGCCCAATCGAACATATCATTTAGTTTCGGGGGTATATATTGCTCGTATATAATATTGCTTCCAATACGTGGGTCTTTTTTGTAAAGATCATTTGGAAACCCAAAGCAATTTATAGTAGGCCCAACTAATTTATCTTGTTCGTTTATAAGGTCGGTAATTAATCTAGACCAGTGGCATTCACCTTCGTACCAACGAGGAAAAATAGGACCAGTGACAGTTTGGTTTAAGAAAAGAAAATAATCATACTCTTTAATTAAATCGTTTTTTATGAGCCTATCTACTACGCAAGAATATCCTCCAAAATCGCGCCCTTCATTATCTCTCAACATTACTTTAGCACTCACGGCTTCGATCGAGTTGGTTAGCCTTTCGGTAGGGGCGAAAAGCCCCCTTCCCTGACTGAATCCATCTACATTCACAACAAACGTGTAATCTACACTCTGATCGTGCTTGACACCGTGATCTAAAAAGAAGCGTACTTGAGAAGACTCTTTGTAGAGGGCGTAGATTATTAATGTGCGTTTTTTTGTCATGTTGTCAGGGGTCCGAGAGTCGTGAAACCAAACACCCTTACTATATTAAGGAAAGATTTCTTAAAGTTATTATCTGCTAAAAATTTTATTATACCTTCTATATTCTTATGTTCTGAGTCAACTGGGCGGACAACACCATTATTATCCGTCGGGCGCACCACTTCAATATTATTGATTAAAACATATTCTATCATTTGTAAAAACAAAATTTGATTTTCTGTTAAGCTTATATCGCTCAATAAATCCTTTAAATCAACAGACTTAAACTTATAGAGACAGTGATACTCTTTTAAGTTTATATCCTTGTATCTAGGTACTAATACATTAGCGTTAGAATGATCACTATATAAAGTAATATCGAATAGCGAATAATCCATTATATTTTCGTACCACAAATTTAGAAGCGTATCTGTACCCATGGTAGGATGATGAGTATGAAACAGTTTTTCATCATCTGTGCTGTTCCAGTATAAGTGATCAAGATAAGACTTACGGTCAAGGTCTACGTTAGCTATGTCTACACCGACTACATTAAATTTTTTTATACCCATGTGATTCATTAATAACATAATTCTGTAATGCACGGGTACAAAAACATTATACCTACCATAATATACATTTCTCCCGATATCCGATATTAATTCAACATCACAAGGCTCTATAAATATCCCACCTTTCTCAAACCTATCGTCTGGCGTAAATACCATGTTTGGTTCCAGAAATTGCTTTTCGTCTGAAGGATACTCTAAAACAGCTGGCAAACCTTTGATATAATCTAAAAAGCCAGTATCATCAGGAGTATTTGAAAAGTATTTTTCACCCCAATATATACTAAACTTGTTCTCAATGTTGTATTTATAATCGCCCCGATGTCTGGATGATGAAATTCTATTATCAAATACAAATATATCAGAATCTTCTATTCCATTCTCGGCAGATTTAATACATATTTTTATTGTGTTTTCATTAACAGGCAATTCCTTATGTAAATCTTTAAAACTTGGACCACAAGAATATATATTACAGTCATGACCACGTAAACAATCTTGTAAATTGTTGTAAATTTGTTCAGCTGTGTATTTATTTTTGTCCGTTATATTTATAAGAAAATCACTGACATTTTCTGATTCAACCTTGATTTTTTTAATTTCATCATTCATGATGTCACGATAATCTTTTGTAAAGAAAAAGCTGAAAAGAATTTCTAGTCCCAGTTAACTTGTCGGATAATTTACTTACCCCATGCCAAGTAGTAGGGCGATGTTTACCGTCAGTCCAACTTTGCCAAGGAGCGAAAATAACCATCCTGTTGGGTAAAAAATTAACATGATTAGCCTGCTCTAAATTTTCCTTCTCATCAATCTCTCCAGAACGATCCGTAGTTTTGTAGACGTCTAGCCCAAAATTTTTATTTACGTTAGTTTCTGGCACATAAAATAACATTGTGAATATATTGCATGAAGAGTCTGGATGTGGATCGATTGTATAATGAGCTCTATCTCTTATCATGGATATATGAAAAAAATAATCCTCTTGTAGCCTATCTGTGGGCAATCTAGAACCCAATATAGAATGAAGTTCTTTATGATTTCCCAAAAGCATATCAACAAAAGATTTAATCTTATGAAGCCCTTTTGAAGACAACAAATTGTAATTGTTATGCTCCTTTACGGTGGGGCTGCGATGATCTCCAGTGAAAAGCTTATAGTCAGTAATGTCTATCGCATCACTAACAAGCGGCTCTCCCCTATAACTGCTTAAATTAAACCCATCTATATCAAATTCATTTACCTCTTTTGATAACTCCAAATAAAATTCATTAGATAATAAATTATCAATTATCATATGGTCGAAAGGTTCTGTCGAAATTTTCGTTTTTTTTATGTTATCTAAGAAGTTGTTCATACTATGACCTCATATTTTAACTCGCCGTTGTCATAGAATTTGTTATGAAAATAGTCAGGATCTTTTTGGTAATCTCTCCAATGAGAATGATAAGATTCCCCATCGAATTTCCCCTCACGATTGTCCTCAGCTGATCCGTAGACTTTTTTTTCAATTGCGTATTCACTTTTCGGATCATTCTCATATTCGTCTGTAATATGGTAAGAAGTATTCTCTTCAATAACAAAGCTAGCCTTCTTAAAAACTTTTTCAAAAAATGGATATAAATCGACATCCCAGAATAAAGGAGGCCTGTATTCAGGTACCCAAGGTTCCCCTATCCGATGAGTCCCAAAAGATATGCTTTTGTTGTTTATAATATCTATATATTTCTCCCAGTCCTTTTTCCTTGCGGTAGTAAGGTTCATTCCGTTTATTGATATTCTAGCTGCGCCCACTTCACCATACGCTGCTTCCGCATTTCTTTTGTCAGGTATTGTCGCCATGGTGTGTCCTTGCATTATCGCTTGTTTCCAGTACCCTGATACGCCCAGTAAGGATCTCTTTTGGGAAACTATCCCGATATCTTCGTAAGTCTGAAACAAGTCGTATTGCCGATCCATAGCGTAAAAATCCCATATATAGTCTCCATCTGTAATCGTAACGAACTCGTCATCTATTTGAGGTAAGAAGTGCTCCATTATGATCTTCCATGAGGCAGCGGCCCAATTTTCTTTCATTTGTATATAGCCTTCAACATTTTTAGAAGAAAGTACTAGGTCTTTCATTTGGTTGGAGTTTTTACTTTGTTGTTCGGCTATATAAATCTTTGGCTTCACTCGTTGAAGTCTGTTTATTGAGGCGAGAGACCTCCTTAGAATGTCGGGTTCTAGCCATCCTAAAACTATAACGGAAAAGGGCCTAATTACCTCATCCTTCTCCCATTCAAAGTCAGCGTGTCTTTCTTCAGGAATAAGCTCTGTAACGTCATGATAAGTAATATCTCTTGATTTCCATGATTCTTCTGTCGGGTAATTTTTCATTGATTTATATGATATTATCAAACTTTACATCTCCATTAGCGTAAAACTTGTTATGGTAAAATTCAAAGTTGTTCTCGTAGTCTCCCCAAGATTTTTGGTAGTTAAATTTTCTTTTTTCTATGGAGTATTCACTAGTTTTATCCAGATCATGTTCATCAGTTAAGTGGTAAGCCGGAACCCCTGAATAAACTAAAGACTTTTTTCCTAAAACAATTTCAAAAAATTTATATAAATCTGCGTCAGCAAAGAGAGGGGGCCTATATTGTTCTTCGTTATGGTTTGTGAGCGCACAAGTGCTCATGTTTATATGCCTATTCTGTATGCAGTCAATAAATTTTAGCCAATCGCTCTTCCTTGCTGTAGTAAGAAGCATAGAATTAAAAGTGCATCTTTTTAAAAATGGGTTTATTACTTCTGTAGTATTTTGACCAATCCATATATCATAAACGAGTTTAATAGAGTTTGGCTTATGTCCAGCGCCATGAAGCCCCAAGAAAGATCTTCTCTGAGAAGTTACTCCCACTTGATCATCTTGATCAAATAACTTGTATTGCGAAGTCATGGCGTCTACGTCAAATACGTAGTCTCCATCTGTAATAGTTATAAACTCTTCATTAATTTGAGGTAAAAAATGATCCATCGACGTTTTCCAAACGTTTGCTGCGAAATTTTCTTTATATTGGATGTACCCCTTTACGTTTGGAGTAGATAGAACGAGCTCTTTAATTTTGTCGGAATTTTTACTTTGATTTTCAATAAAGTAAATCTGTGGGTTTACGCCTTCAAGAAGATTGATGGAACTTAAACATGTTTTTATTATATCATAAGAAAGCCACCCTAAAACTATGATTGGACAATTCCTTTTTTCTCCGTCGTTACGTAGGTGTGATGGCACATACCCTTCTTCGGCAAACGTTCTTTTCGCTGTTCTCTGTGCTGATGGCATTTTAAGGTCTTGTTAACATGGACCATTCTCAGGTTTCCTAAAGACAAGTAAAACTTCGTCATTGGGGTTCGTATGTCCGAATTTATTGAGTACCCCTCTTCTGTCAACGATTTCGTATTCTAATCCAACTCTCTTTTTCATTTCATCTTTCCAAGAGCCTTGGCTCCCACAAAAACTTCCATCATGCAGATTTCCCCAATACCAACCTAAATCCTGATTGGCTGAGACATCTTCTACAATATAAATCCCTCCCGGTTTTAAATTTTTCCATAAATTATTAATAGTAACAACTACGTCGTCAAATACATGGCTTCCATCATCAATGATGATATCAAATGTTTTATCTATTTGAACCACTCGAGCATCATCTTTATAAATGTTGCATCCAGCAATATTGTCATCGTACATTTTAGCAAGCTCTTCTCCCTCAAGACTCATTTTTCCTTCTCCTGCCAAATCTGAAGGAATGTATCGGAGATCAGTAATTTGCGTATCTCTAAAAGGGCCCACAAATCCATAGGAGATCCCAGCCTCATTTTCTATTCCAGAAATCGAACTACCTTCCGTAAAAAAGTCTTTCCACATTTTTAGGCTACCACCCCACGCCACGCCTATTTCTAAAAAATCAACAGGAACATTATCGTATACAGCAAAAACTTCTTCATAAAACCCCATGTAAGTATGAGTCGTGCCTTTATCTGTCATATATAAGCTATAGTCTAATTTCATTTTAAAATCCCAGCTTTTGATCTCTTCTAAAAGGGAAACGTTTTTCTTCTAGGTAGTTATGTAACACAGACTTATAATAGGAATTCTTAAGATCTTTATCTAAAGAAAGAAACTCTTGGACAACATATTTATCTAAGAAAGGATACCTTGTCTCCATACTGTAAGCTCCACCCACGTACTCTTCTTTAGTTAAATAAGCATCCATGCTTCCACCGTAAAAATTTTCCCAAGGAAATATTAATTTTAAATTTTCGGGAAATAATCCTCCAAAGTTGCTATGAGGCAAATAGGGCTGACCATTAAAACCGTAGTCAGAAAAGATTTCGTCCGCGCCCATCCCAGATAAATGAACTTTATAGCCTTGGTCGTGGGCATATTTACAAACTAAAGAAAGCCAATTAGACCCGCTATCGTCGATAAGGTTGCACCCACGCCACGGATCGAAAGGGTTTTCTTTTGTGTTTATGTCATATTTATAATGCTCAGTATTATCTTCTATGAATTTATGAGAAGTATTATAGTTAGAGTCGTTTTTATATAGATTTTGATGCTCTGCAAACTCGGACAACTCAACGAGGGTTTGTCTGGCGCTAATAATATTTTCATCTTCGGACCCTATAACTGTAAATGATTTAAATTCTTTTTTCTGCTTTAACAGTTCACAGCAGATAACTCCACTATCATATCCACTACTCAATCCGATAAAGATTTTTTTATTACAGTTTTTAGTTCTCTTAGCTATAGAATTAGAGAAAGCTGTATGCCAATCATCAAAAGAGGTTTTATACTGTTCTACCTTAAAGTCAAATACCTTATGGCTACTTAATAATTCATAATTTTTAGAAGAAAATACTTGAGTAAAGTTGGGTGACATCTTAACCACACCCGTATGTCCTGCTTCTTCTAATATGGTCTTATACGAGCCACAGCCGAAGTTTTCTCCTGAGAGGGTATAGTATAAGGGTTTGGTACCAAAAACGTCTGTAGAGACTATTAGAAGCTCTTTAGCGGTATCGTATAGAACTAAAGCGAACTCTCCATCTAAAAATTTTGTGAACAAGGTGCCATGCTGCCTGTAGGCATCTATAAGACATTCTCCGTCGCTCTCATAATTATCACCAAAATCACATTGGTTATAAATTTCTCCATTATATAAACAAATGATATTGTCTTGAACAAAGGGTTGGAACCGTAAATTACCTGTTATACTTAGTAAAGAGTGAGAGAAATGAAATTTTTCAATTTTTATTTTTGATAAGCAATCGGGCCCTCGTAATTTGAAGATTTTCTCACCAAAAGAATCAGAGCTCAACTCGGATAGGTCTGAACAGTAAATACCGCACATTTTACCTCCAATTCCTTAAAGCGTCGGTTAAGGCTTCTTCCGTGTCCCTCATCTTAAAACCCGTGGATAAAAGTTTAGAATTATCTAATAAACAATTAGATCTTGGAGCTATCGCTCCAAACTTGTAAAACTCTTCCTCAGAATCAAAAAAATCAAAATTATTACTTAAATTTAAATGCTCGCGCATGAGCGCGCATACTTGCTCTGCATTTGTTGATCCTGTATTTGTAATATTATATATACCGAATGGGCAATTCTCTTGCACTAAATGTATACAAGCATCTACAAAATCTCTTCTATGAGAAATAGAATTACTCATGTTCAATAATCTATCATATTGTTGTAATTTTGTGAGATAGTTTCTGGGGTTATTGTATTCATCAAAAGGTATTCTTAATCTACAAATATAAGAGTTATTTTTATTTATTAACCCCTCTGCGACAGCCTTGGTACCCGAATAGAATGAACCTTCTATTTCTGAGTTAAAACAAAAGTTGGGGGGGTCTTCTTCGGTAAAGTCCTTCTCGTACCCGCCATATATGCAACCTGAAGATATATGTACGAACTTAATCATTAAGTCAGCGCATAAGTTTGAAAGCATTTGGGGTAATAAGATATTACCTTTTATACATTCTTCTTTATTTAATTCACATGCATCAACATTCGGTTTACCAACATAGCCAGCGCAATTAATCAAAGTATCAATATTAGCTGCATTTGCTCTTAAAAAAGGCCATAATTTATTATAATCAGTATAATCAACCATATCTCTCGAAGCCGCATCCGCTTCGATACCCTTTTCGTTGAAAGCCCTAATGAACTCTTCTGCTACATAGCCATTTGCTCCTAATAATAATATCATAATATTTTCTCTAAGTATTCTTTATAATCACTATTTGGCATTTTTGCCGCTAGTTGTTTTAATTGTGTCTTATTTATAAATTTTTTGTTTAAAGAAGCTTCTTCAATACATCCTATTTTAAATCCTTGTCTTTCTTCAATAACTTTAATGTATTCTGATGATTCTTGCAAGGCTTTAGGTGTCCCAGCGTCTAGCCATGCACAGCCGCGATTTATCTTATGTACTCTTAATTTGTTATTCTCGAGATATTTATTAATAACAGAAGTAATTTCTAACTCCCCTCTTGCAGAGGGGGATATTTTTTTAGTATATTTTATAACATCTTGATCAAATAAATATAAACCCGGTATAGCATAATTACTTTCAGGGTGTTCAGGCTTCTCTACTATGTCTTTAGGAGTCCCATCCTCATCAAAATTAACAACGCCGTACCTCTCTGGGTCATTTACTTCATATCCAAATATTGTAGCGCCCGATCTGAAGTGCTGAAATGCTTTTTGAAAGACATTACTACCATAAAAAATATTATCACCCAAAATTAAAGCTACTTTTTCTTCTTTTATATGTTTCTGAGCAATTAAAAATGCTTGAGGTATGCCTTCTGGCTTTTCCTGAACCAAAAAATGCATAGTTACTCCAATCTCACGAATATTTTTAAATAAATTTTTATAATTATTCATATGTTCAGGTGAAGTAATTAAACAAATGTCATTTACCCCATTTTCAATCAATGTGCAGAGGGGGTAGTAGATCATCGGCTTATCATATACCGGCAAAAGTCCTTTATTTTGGATTTGTGTTGTCGGATACAGCCTTGTTCCGTTACCTCCAGCTAATATTATGCCTTTCATATCTTTCTAAATACCCAAGTTGAATCTGGAAAGCTTTTTATTGGCGTTTGCCAATTCCTAGGTCCATATTTGACTAAATAATTAATAATAAATTCACACACCTCCCTTTTTACATCATTATCATAATTGTTTCCGCATATGAATGCGTTATGTTTTACTTTTGGAAACCAAATATTTAAATTTTCTTTTATTTTTTCGTCTCCATTAATAAAAACTACATCTAAGCTATCATCATCTATCTCTTTAGCGGCGTTTTCGTTAAATTCTTTAATTATTTCTATTTTTTCATGCTTCTCTATTAATGATTTAAAGCACTCTTCCAAAGCTGACGAAGGTGGGTGTGAAATTTTCATTATAACTTCTTGAATAGCTAACTTAGGTTAGAGGTTTTCACTTTTCCATTATAGCGGCGGGAATACCAAACATCTAATAATGGTTTGAACGAAATTCTCGGGGAGAGAGAAATCGACCCCCCACCACCCTTTTAGAAAAAAAAGACCCAAATATTTTTTAGAAAAGGGGGGGTGGGTTAATTTACATCACAAACAGGTCGTAAGCAGGGGGAGTGTCGCCACCAACAGCCTCATTATCATCGAGTCGTGTCGGGTGAGTCTCGTAGATGATTTCTTCGTCAGGCATAGCGACTATATAAAGAGACTTGTTTCTATATAAGCCTGTCTGGGTATCTTGTACGAGTTGAAACGCCTTCGTTGAAGCTTCTCGACTGATGGGAGCGAACGAGGCAACTACTTCGTCATCCGCTTTTACTTCATACCAATTTTTGATTGTCATAGTCTTGTTGTTTGGTTTTCGAGTTTTACAATGGGTAAGAACTTTTTCTGTCGTGAGATAGTTTCTAGGAAAGGGGGGGTATCTTTAGGATGGCTCTTCGTAAGGGTCAACCTCATCAAAGACTTGCCAACGGGAGTTTGGACTCAAGGGCCACGCTATCCGAGAGACTGCCGACCATTCGCCGCTGTTCTCTTGGGTGACAATCCAAACCCCAACGGGAGATTGATCCCATGTGAGTGCACCGATTTTTTCACCCTCTGAGTAATCTATATCCACGACCACCGAATGCGTAAGACTCCTCATGCAAACTAATGGATCAGATGGAATTAAGACCGTGCCAATTTCTAGTGTTCCTGTTTTCACTATTCCACCTCCTTCCATGAATCGCCATCGTCGTATGAGATCAAATCCAAATCTGGAATGGTGATTGCCTCTTGTCCTGCATAGTCAAATCCATGCACTTCGTATTCTTTGCCGTCTACAACGGCGTTTCCGTTTTCGTTTAGTGTTATGTCCATTTTCTTTCTTTCTTTGTTCTTCGTTTCGTTACTACAAGATAACACAAGAAAGTTACTTTGTCTATGGCTGGAAGTACGATTGTGAATAACTCTGTTAGTTTACCTCCTTATATACGGGGTTGGTCATACTTGCGCGAGTGCGATACTCCCACTCTGGAGACATCACGCTGACAGGCTCCTCACCCGTCTGCATAAACGTCTTGCCAACAGTATAGTCAACCCAGCCGTGGGATATTTGCTGGTCACCGATGTGCTTGACAGCATCCATCTTGGCTTGCTCAAAGGTTATCGTGCCAACTCTGGCCCGTGTGCTAAAGTGAGCGCAAGCAGAATCGAATCCGCTGAACTTGTTTGTGTACTTAAATCCCTTTGCGTGGAGTTCTACGTAATAGTGCTGTATGTCTCTCATAATCTTTTTAGTCTCTGTCTCTGATGTCGTTACCTTCATCGTCATTGTAATAGCCCGACACGCCCCACATCTCATCGTAGTTGGGGGAGTTGTTTACTACTGGTCGCACGGGGGTAACCTCCGATGCGGCTGCTTGTTTGGTTTCTTCTTTGTCTTTCATAATCTTTACGCCTCCACCATATCAAATGTGAATGTCTCACCTTCGTCGCTTGAGTAAATCTCAAACAGTCGCTTGGTGATGGGGTTCCATACTTGCACCGTTTCAAGAGTCGCACCACCGTCATCAAATGAATGCCAGTTCATAATGTGATACGTTCCCATTGCGATGGGGTGCTTTACCCGCTTGTCGGTGCTGCGCCTGTGCAGGGTCACCTTGCCTTGGCTCAGGTTGTTGGGGTTGGTATCTTCGTAGGTTGCTTCGTACTGTTTCATAAT